CGTACAGCCAATCTTTGGAGCAATGGAACAAATTGTCGCCCATTGTGAGTCATATTCGCCCTGACTTTCCAGAACCATACGGACTGCCCGTTGACGGACTTCAGGGGAAAAACGAGTATTTTTAGTCATCCTGTTTACCTCTTTCTCAGGAAGTTTAGTCTCCAGGATTCCCGGGGCGGTTCAGCTTGCCACGCGGCCCAGTCTATTGACTGAGATAATGAGTCAACAAAAGGATATAAGGATTTTGCTTCAGAAATTGAAGAAAACCTCTCAGATAATGGATGATATTTCCCATCCCCAATTGCTCCGAATTGTTTTACATTTAAGAAAAGAGCATTGTTTTCATGCTGAGTTATAGTTACAGCCCCGGCAAATGGCTGCCTTACACCAATTAATGCATCACCTTTTCCTTCTCCTGCGCTAGATAATTGCAGAAGAACATCTGCGGCACTGCCAGAAGGCACAGGTACACCTATAGGTTTACCATTGACGATACCAATGACAGTTTCTTCCAGTAAATGAACTGGAGGAAGTGGTTCAATAAAATTATCTGGAACCCGTAATGTCCTGTTAATATTCACATTAACAATATTATCAACATAATTCTTTGTAGCTGCATCTTGAGGCTTGGAAGGATCGCGCAAATTGCGGATGTAATTATTCAAGGCATCGTAATAGTTTGCCACAAATGATGGTTTGCGCAGCGCCAGGCTAAACCAACTGCGGACTTGCTGTATCAGCATCGTCAGCTTATCTAACGCGTCTTCATGCACCTCAGCGAAAAACTTTCCCTGATTTCGCAGATCAGTTTCCTGCGTAACCGGTAGCTCTCGTGATATAGAAATCTGATAACCGTTAGCTAACGCCTTCGACAGAATTACATTACCGCCATTATATCCACCAGCCCCAGTGACAGTGTAATCAGTATCAAGAGCCAGCACAGCGATATTTTCGTCAAGGTCAACCACCTGTACTGCCAGATCAGATTCCTTGAAAACCCTAAAGGTATACGGAAATGATGTCGTAACGCCGTTACCTGTGTATTCGTTGTGGTCAACTTCGGTTGAGACCGTCATGTTAAATCTCCAGATAGTCGCAGCACCCGTTGCGCCGCATATCTGGTTATTCTATTACCTGAAAAACCACATATGGATAGAAAGGGTGTGAATACGAACAGATATTACCTTTCAGGTAATTTGCAAAACGTGCTGGATAGCAAACAAATTATTTGATACTGTATAAATATACAGTTATTGCATGGAGAAGATAAGATGCAGCAGTATCACTATCCACTGGAAGACGGATTTACCGAAAGGATTCACACGCCGGGAGGCGTCAGGTCACTGGTGGAGGGATCGCACTTGATGAAATTACTCCGGGATCTCGATAAGGATGGATTTAATGTCGATGGCCCACTTGCCGAACTGACTGCACTGATTAACTACGTCACCAGCTCACAGATGTCTATGCGGGATCTGCAAACACATCTCGACTATTGTGCCGAACAATTACGAAAACAAACCCGGTAAATTTAAAGGCCGCAAGAGCGGCCATTAACAGTCGTAAAATTCCGGGTCCCACAAACTTGCATCGCGCGGCATGGATTCTAAATTTTTCAGCCGCAAAATTCTGTCACACTCGACAAGAAGTTTTTGTTTTTGTTCGTCAATTTCTACTTTTTTGTGTGCTGGCTCATCCCAGTAATCCAGAAGAAACGCATGTCGCTCAGACGTTACAAGATAAATCACATACACATCACTGGTTGGTATTTTTTTATGCTTGTTGGTGGTCTTGTCTTTCTTCCCGGATGCCCAGTTTTTCCAGCATTGTTCCGTACCGCTCTCACCAAACTTGTCAGTATAGTTTCCGATGTTTACGTGAACGTGGCGTATGTGATATTCCAGCATCTCTTTCGGTGGATCCCGAAACAGAGTGTCCTTTCCGAAATCCTTATGATGACCGTAGCGCCAGTGATCTATGAACGCGTTTTTGATAGGTATTAGCTCAGGGTCCTTCCCAAAAATTCCAGGGTGAACCAACCCCTGGAATTTATTCAGCATCGTCGTAGAGCTCCTGAGCCATATCTTCGGCAGTGCGTGCAAACATCCTGCGCGAGATTGCATGAGATTTCTCGACGGACATCTTTGGGACCTCATGCATAACATTTTTGGGAGTTGTGTAATAGCCTATTACAATTTTCACACCTGACTTATGATTAATATCAGCATAATATACTTCTTGTTCAGACGTTTCACGACGAACATAATCTGCCAGTTTTCCACATTTAAATTCCCCTCCCTGATGTTTTAAAATCTCCTCAACTGCACTATTTTCAGTGAAATACCGAATAAGAAATTTCTGTCCAGTCTCTTCAGCATGAGGTATAACAGTATTATTGGAAGCCCGAACAATGGCCTTACTCAATATTTCATGGTCTTTATTTTTTTCTGATTTCCTCAAATGCTGCATTACTGTAGCTCTCTTCGTGTTCACGGGCCCCCCCAACTACCTCTAGGGTAAACATTCTATCGAAAGTATACGCATACTGGCAAAAAAATAGGCAGGTATTTTCTGAAATGGGATCAATCAAACCACATAGGGTTGAAATAACGTGAGTTATGCATTTATTATTACCTTTGCGGTAAATTTACATCGCACTCCTCTTGTGCCATAGTAATCGGGCACTGGCAAAATCCAGTGCCGGGATTGGTCTCCCGGATTACTACAGAGGCACATATGCCGCATAAGCGGTTTTTTTATGTGTAAAGCGCACCTATTCTATGGTGGGCTGTGTGGGGGCACCGAAAGGTGCGCCGGGTTCCTTTGTAGCCGGTAAGACCAACTCTGCACAGTTCACCACCATCTGATTGGTCTCAGCGGTGGTGATTAACCTAACTACAAAGGTGATCGCCATGAATACCAAACCTTCCATCTTTTCCTTTGAGTCATCCTGCCAGATCCGTATGTTCATGATTGACGGAGAACCTTGGTTTGTCACCAAAGATGTGTGCAATGCTTTGAATATTGATGTTACACAAGCGAGAAAACTTGATAAAAAAGGCTGGAACAAAAAGGGGCTGTATTCAATACAGACCCCTGGTGGAATACAAGAACTATCCATCGTTTCAGAATCAGGTCTCTACATCCTTATTCTGCGTTGCAAAGAGGCAATGACTGAGGGAACGAGAGCATTCAGATTTCTTGAATGGGTTACAGGTGAGGTTCTTCCTCAGATCCGCCGCACCGGAAGTTACATTAAAAACTCGCTCCCGCAGGAAGAACGCATAAAGATGGTTGCCGACCAGGTAGCCAACGCCACAGCATCAGCAGTGATGCAGGCAATGAAGATAGAGAACAAAACCTACAGCGCCCCGCTGAAGCCCGGCTACCGTAGCCTGATTCATTCTCCGTCTGGTGTTCTCGGCCTGACGGAGAACTCACTGCTGATGAATCTGCTGAACCAGTTACAGGAAGACGGGCACGACGTATCGGGCGCGGCGGCGGAGCTGACCACCATGTTCTGCTACATCGTTGGTGTGAGCAAATGCCTGCGTGATATCCAGACGCACGCGGAGTACATCAACGACAAGGCAGGGTTCTTCTGACAGAACGGCGGCACAGGGATGTGCCTTTAAATAATTCTGTACAGATTGCAGACTGTGGGTGAATAGCGTACTATTACCTTAAAGGTAAACCTGTTTTTATTTTATACCTGTAACTTACCGGAGATTAAAGATGACAAAACTTGGATTCGTGATGAGAGGTCCGGTAAGAAGCGGAACTCATGCAAAGCGTAGCAAGAGTCGTATTTTTACTGGTAAGGTTGTAGCACGTAAATCAGCTATTGGCTCGTTCAATAGTGAAAATGCGGCATTGCGCCATATTTTTATCAGCACAAAGCCAAGAGCATCCGCTGATGTGCATACAATGTCTATTCCTATCACAAAGAATATAAAGCGGATAAAAAAGCTCTCATCTGCAGAATCAAAAGAGATATCTTTCCGCCAGCTTAACTCATTAGAAACGCATATGAAGGAAGAGGAATTCGATGTTTTTGAGTGAGTATAGCGGGAAGGTTATACCTACTGGTGAGTTTAAAACTGATGACTTTCTGATTTCGCTAAAAGATGCTTTTAAACAACACTGGCGTCATGGTCATCATCCTGATCTGGGAAAAGATACTCTTTTTGAAAGACCAGAGGAAGTATTAGGCTTCCATCTCAGAAAGGTTCATGTCAATATTGGTGAATATGCATCATATTCATACTCATGTACTGAACAGTGTTGGGATGAGTGGTCATATGGATTGATTGATGAACAAGGAAATTACAGGCCAAAACCAACCAGTAACGCATATCTCATATATGCAGTCAATGAAATAAGAGATGCAGCCTTACTAGCTTATTGGGACCCGCCCGCACACACCAAAGCTAACGCAAAAGTTTGGATGGATTCCGTATTGAATTTCACAAAATTATTTCATGAACGAACGAATACAGCTCCACTTAGTAGAAATGTTTATCCGTGGGATTATTCGTACAAATCCAAAAAGCCTGCATAGTAGTTTTTTATGGACGAAACAAAAGTCAGTGCTACACTCATTGACGCCACATTGAGGTGGTTTATAGATGGAAATTTCACAATGAAAAAAGCATTTGCTGCACTGTTCGTTTTGTTGTCTCTGGTAGCTTCAACTCAGGCCTTTGCCGGTCGTTGTCAGCACGACAGCGACACTGCTGCTGACGGCTCCCGCTGCGGTGGGCGTTCTGCGGATTCCCGCCCGGGTGGCGGTGGCATTCGTTAAAAACAAGGCCGCGAAAGCGGCCTGTTTGATCACTGTGCAGTTTTCGCTGATCGATTTTCAGCTCTAAATTCAAGAACCGTTTCAATATTTCTTTCCTTCAGCATATCAATAACATTTTTATTCATTTGACTATCACTGGTTAATAACTGGTAAACGTTGCTTCTCTCTTTATCAGAGTTTTCTTTAACAGCTGCTTTGCATGCCAAATGCTTATTGAAATTTTCTACATCGCTAGTACAGGAATTTACGGCTGCTGATGAAATATCAGACGCTGAAGAAACACCATCATCCAAACGTTTTATAGCATTTTCTATACATGAGTTAAGGGAATAAACGACAACTGAGCGATACCCTTCAGACGCACACCATTCTAAATTTCTTGAAGGATCGAGTGGTTTTACTTCGCTGGATTGAATTAACTTGTCAAAAACTGACTTATATTCAATCTGTTTTTTATCTATAGCCCATACTTCAGTAGCTGATTTATAATTCCCCGTATGCCTATTAACATCAAACCCATGTTTTATAAGCAAATCTGCCCATGAAAGATTTATTGATTCATTGTTATGAGGCCATTTTCCTGTCAGAACCGCCCCCATAGACCCCATATATCCGCCATATGATGGTATAGCACCATGGCTCAGTAACTTCTCAGCAACCACAGGGCAATTAATTACATAAGAGGCGTAAAGCCCATTCCATAAAGCCCCTCTATAGTAATCGCCACGATTAGGTTCTTTTAAGTCGATAGCCTTTGATAATTGTTCACACGTTTTGCATGCATCAAAGTTATCCTTATTGCATTGCAATGAACTGGCAGCTGTAGGATTTACAGAGACTATTGAAAGCACTATGCCAAAAAACAAATTTATTTTTTTCATCCTATTTCATCTGTTCTTCAACTTTATTTAGTAATGGTGATATCGCCCACAGATTCTGAAAAGGTAGCATTTTACGGACAGCGTGGGTTTGCTGGCTGTCAAATTCTCCGTTAAGTACACCATTCGCAACCGTCGCGGCATCACCGCCAAGATCAAAGGTAGGACCAAGTAAAGCACCAATAGCATTACGACTCTGAAACCTTGATACCGGAGGCGCACCAAACATCGCGCCAAGACCAAACCTACCGCCGCTTATGTTCTCAACGGTATTCAGCGGCTCAGAGAGCCAGCCAAGCATTCCGCCCCGGTCGATCCCCTCTTTCACAAGGTTATTCCAGCTGTAGTCAATATCGCGACCGCTTAACTTCTGTTTCATCATATAGACCATTGAGCCAAGCGCAATCGTGCCAAGCGCACCAAGATAGAATGCAGCATCGCCCTGCTGGATACCAGATACCAGCACCCTGTTATGCTGTGCGAAGATAAACGTTTTGAACTGCGTGATCATCTTCCAGCCTTCTTTACTAAAAAACAGCGGTGTATCACCTACGCCAGGCGTTACAATCACTGAGTCTACATCTTTCAGCACTGCAGACTGGAAAATCTCTCTAGCGAAACGGTCATCCCACAGATGACTATGCCCGGTTAACAGCCCGTCCATATCCTCTCCGTGCTTCCCGAATTGCTCCCCGATTCGGCGCAGAACATCTTCATTGATGCCGACCTGTGCCATCTTCCGCATTTCACTTTTGGAGAGCGTGCCACCAGCAGAAACTTGGCGAGCCGCGTCAAGTATCCTCGACTGCACTATCATCCCGGACCATGATTTAAGTGCGCTGTTCCACTGATTCATCAGCGTCCAGTTACCGAATTTCTGCGTCATCCAGTTCAGACCTCGCTCAGCGGCGCTTCTCCGGCTATAGGGGTCAGTAAGATCCGCTATAGCCTTTGTACGCGTAGACAGGACATAATCAAGCCCAACGGCCATTTCTCGCAAATCCCTGGTTGCAATTTTCACTGAGTCCATATTTTTAAGCATGCTTACCATTGGTCCGAGAGATTTTCTCAGGCCATGCTGCATCATCGGTCGCATCAGATCAGTTGCAGCGGAGACAGTCATTCCACCAAGCAAACGGAGGAAGTTAATATTCCTAGCAACTCGCCCGGCACGAACAAAGAAACTGCGTGGATCTTGAGGTGCACCGTAAGTACCAAGCAGTCGATCACGCATAGCCGTAATATCCCTAATATCAGCCTCCCGTTGCTTCTCAAGAACTGCACGTCGTTTAGGTGTTTTAGCCTCTTTTATTAGCCGGGTATATTCCTCACTAACCTGACGGATTTGCTCCCCCATATCTTTACGGCCAAACTGCGCAGTCAGCTCAATTTCTGGTGCCACCTGCCGGAGATAACTTTCCATGATGTAGTTAACATCTGATTCAAGAAAATCTTCTATACGCTCATCAGGAATAAGCAGCGTTCTGCTTTTAGTGAAACCAGCCCGACCAACGAGTCTCTCTGGGATAATATCGGCTGGTACAAGCCCGGAAGGTGCGCCTATTATTTTATTCACGATCTCGTCAGCAGCGTCCTCTGCTTCCTCTCGGGATAGAGGCTCCATCTGCTTCAGTGCTCGTTCGCGGCTTGCATTCAGCCTTGTGGTTGAATTTGCCCGTTTTTGCAGTCGGCGAAGCTCAGAACGATATTTCCGTGGATTATCCAACAACTCCATATGACGCTGATAGACAGGAAGCTCACTCTTTGCCTGCGCTATATCATCAAGGCGTGTTTTAAGGTCAGAGCTTTCTTTCATCATTCTTGCCTGAAGTTTTTCTGATGAAGTCTCGGCCAACTCTTTTTCTATTCTTGTAAGACGCGCCTGTGTGTCAGTCTCCTGAGATATAAGCTTATTTCGTTTATCCAGTTCTTCCATGAGTAGAATTTTTTTACCAGACCATTTCTCCGCTTCAGCGATTTCACTAGCGAGAGCATCAGCGCGCGGTGCCGATTCCTCTGCAGTTTTTAGCAATGAATTTATCCTTTCAATTCGCTGACCTGCTTTGTCAGCACCTTTGGCACTAATCCCTTGTATCCAGTTGGCAATTCGCCCTCTGAATTCAGTGCGGTCGGAAAGTATCTTATCGAACTTATAAATGCGGGGAAGATAACTTTTCGCCGTCACGACATCGATATCCTCAGGAAGGATCCCCAGTTCCTGCATACGGGCTTTTGTGGTCTCGAAAATGGGGCGGATTCTAGCGGCTGCTTGTGAAACCTCAGGAATATCACTCTGATCACCACGGCGCATAGCCATGCCAACAGCTTCATTGAAATCAATAAAGTTCATCCTCTTCACGCCGCGGGCGCTAACAGATTTGCTGTACTGCTGGTAAGCATCACGAGTGGCTTCCATCTGCTTATAAAGCATGGCGTCGTATTGCTTAATCTTAGTCTCGACTGCCGTAAACGTAGCCAACCCCTCATCATTTTTGGCGAAGAAATAGTTATTTTCGGCAAGCTGCTGGTTAATCTGACGGGAGACAAGAGATGGTGATTGCGCCAAGCGGCCAGCAGGAGTGACACTCAACGTTTTGTTAGCAAGTCCAAGTCCAGCGAGCTGTTCCTGATCGAGTGTGGTATTGAAAACCTGAGCTGCACCAATGCTTTGAGGAGAATCCATACCTCGCAAATGATTACCTACTGAGTTAACCACTGCCTCGCGCGCGCCAGGTCCAGCAAGTAGCTGTGCACCAGCACCAAGGATCCCACCAACGAGAGCATCAACAACAACGTTCGATACGCTCTCCATCGGTGAGCGAGCTTCCTGAGTGGCCTGTAATGCGGCCTCTGAAGCAACACTGCCAGCAGCATTCGCCAGGGCAAAACGCCCGGCTGTTTCTGCAATACGACCGCCACGAACGACAGCGCCGAACGGAATAAACATAGAAATCGCATTGAATGGATCTGCTAATCTCATTGCTACAGAAGAGACTGTACCAGCAAATCCCAAGCCTGAATTGTATTCCATGTCAGCTCTCTGCTGATCGATTCGATGTTTAATTGCCATTGTTTCTTCAGGCGAACCGGAGTTGATAAACGAATCTGCAAAATCTTCATAGCCTTTAATATCTGCTGCATCGTTATCAAATGGGTTATATCCTTCAACCCTGTCAAACTGACTGAAAGGAGCACTGGCAATAAAGCTACCCAGCGTGTTATCTATACGAAATGCTGCTTGTCTAGACCTTTGAACGCGTTGATCACTGGTAAATGGGTTCACAGCAGAAAGCAAAGAAGGTGTTTCCATATAGAAATTACTGTCATCAGGTGCTGCTATTTGCTGAATATCCTCGCCAAGCAACTCTTTAGGATCCTGTTCATATATCGGCATTATTTGCCTCCTGCGTATATATTGCTCGGAAGGTAATTGGCTGAACCATAACCGAATGGTTTGGTCAGATCTGGAGGAGTATATCCATCTTTATTGCTGAACTGCGGCAGCGGATTGCCTTCTCTCCGCACTCTAGCCTCATCAACACGCTGTTGCTGGAACTGAATGGTTTGCCTGTACATTGGAGATGTCAGCTGATCCGGCTTGAAACGAACAGGGAGACCATTTTCTCCAATATAATTTCTCGGTTCTATCGCTCCGTTTGCGTCAGGCTGTAAAACCATAACAGCATAACTCCTATCCCTTGCCGTAAGGCCATCAGAAACAAGTATTAAGTCCGTATCACTGCGAGGACCGCCAAAGGATTTTGATTTAAGCTCGCGTTTTTCCTGCTCCCACTGCCCCTGTATCCAGTTACCAGCACCATTATTTACTCCGTACAATGCCTCAGGTGCATACTTCATAACCTCTGCTTTGCCATTAACCGTAGAAACTCCCCAAGTGGTTCTGATCATGGCATTGGTCATTTTCTCAGCCTGTTCTGCATCGCCACCTGTCTGTACAAAGTTAGCATCGTAAATTGTCTGGTAATCTCGCTGATAGGCCGCATTTGATTTTCCTGGATCGGTAATATCCGGAGACCACGAACCAAAGGAAGTCAGACTGCTGGCGTTATTTTGTGCAGCAGTTGCCCTCGCCGCGACATATTTTTTGTCTCGCATGGCAGTGGAAAGCATCTGTTTCATTCGGTCATCCTGTTGGAACACCTGGCTGTAAGCCATATCAACAGCCTTATCCTCCGGCACGCCAGCGCGGGAATAATCGTAAACCTTGCCGTAAAATGCCATCGTACTTTTATCAAGTGTTGCCGCTGCCGCCGGATTATTATCGAATAACTGACCGTAGAATTTTGCCATCGGGACAACCAGCGCAGGATCTCTTGATGTTGCTCCACTGTTAAGCATTGTTTTAACCTGAGTTGGTATCATGCCGCTTTTAGTTGTGACGGTGACCAGTGTATTGATGCTCTGCGGATCAGATATGGAAAACGAAGGCGCGATATCCTGCGCGAAATAACGGTCTACCGCTGCCTGATTGTTTTTGTCGTTCGGGTCCAGCGGGAAGTTATTTTGCATTGAAGACACGAACCTGTTTCTTCCCTGCTGAATCTCCCACTCCCTATCCATCTCTTTAAATTTGGCCTGCATTTTCTCCCAGCGTTGCTGGTTAGCTGCAAATCCAGGAGCGTTTGGATCCTGTGGACGTAAACGTTCAAGAATGTCTTGTCGTCCTTCTGGAGTGAGGTCTTTAGCGGCACCAATGACACCTCCATATTGTATCTGCGCCTGCATATCCTTCCACTTCATAGCGCCAATGCGCGGACCATTGGCCCGGATAAAATCGTCCTCAGAAGGTAACTTCTCAGGTTTCAATCCTTCATCAAGGGCTGAATATGCATCTTTAACTACGGTGCTAAGCTGGTCCGCATACTGCTGGCGGTACTGATTTCTCAGCTCATTAGCCTGCCTCAATGCCTGTATTTGCATTTGAGGGCTCATAGCATCAAATGCCGCATTGCCCGTATAACGCTTAGGTGAATCAAGGTTAGTTAGACCAAGGGCTGCCGAGATACCAGTTTCAAGCTGTTCGGTGCTATAAGGCATACTGCCATTTTCGTGTTTAATAATCCCAGCACATAAAGCAGCTAGTGTCTTTGGGTTAGAGATATCAAGCTGATCATTCTCCCCAACACCAAGCTCACCACACAATGCCCTAATATAAGCATCAGTATTATTACCATCACTAACCGGAGCATAGCGATTAACAATCTCGCTAACGGTGTCATAGCCTTGACGCTGGTAAGACAACATATTTTTACCCAACGCGCGGATTCCATGCTCAGGGGTAGCAAACGTTGCAAAACGTCCATCGCTACCGATCTGACCTTCCCACGGGTTAGATTTGCTCGCTTCAATATTACCAGGGTTATTATTACGTAAACCACGAGCATCCAATGAATTACCATGTGATATTGCACGACTCACACCATCAAGATCCCCTGGCTCTCCATTAACCTGAAGAAACTCGTTGTATTTTTGAGCGATATTTCCTATCCATGCTTGCTGCCCCATTTGTTCCTTGAGCTGAGTTTTCTGCTGAACACGCCACTCATCAGGAAGCCCATGCGCATCAGCGTATTGATCAATAGATTCAAATCGCTGCTTGGCTAAATCGACAAATGCTTGGTTATCGCTATATAGCCCCGCAGACTGAGTGACAGCCAATGCATTTCCTGACAAATACGTTTGATCTTGGAATTGCTGAAACTGCCCAACTTCATATCGACGTGCCTGATTGTAATAAGACTGCATAGACTGCTGGAGTTGAAAGGATAATTTATTCCTTTCCTCACTTTCAGGAATTGAGCCTAATAATGCCTGAGCCCTTTCCTGCATATTTTTCATAACAGCGTCACTCTGACCAAGAGCGTTTTTACCCTGTTTAGAAATCAGCCCACTTTCAGGGTTGTTAATCTGGTCATCTGCAAATTGGTTAAATTGCAGTAACGCCTCCTGGGCCATAGCAACATTCGCTTTCTGCCTGGCTTCACCATATGCCACCGCATACTGATCTGCGACATTCGCCAGCACCTGACCTGCTTGAGGAACATCGAAGATCTGAAAACCACCGGTTTGCACACCACGACTTTGCACCTGGCGTCCGGATGTAGTGAACCGCCCCGGGAATCCTGGAGACTAAACTTCCTGAGAAAGAGGTAAACAGGATGACTAAAAATACTCGTTTTTCCCCTGAAGTCCGTCAACGGGCAGTCCGTATGGTTCTGGAAAGTCAGGGCGAATATGACTCACAATGGGCGACAATTTGTTCCATTGCTCCAAAGATTGGCTGTACGCCGGAGACTCTGCGTGTCTGGGTTCGCCAGCATGAGCGGGATACCGGGGGCGGTGATGGAGGGCTCACCACCGCTGAACGTCAGCGTCTGAAAGAGCTGGAGCGTGAAAATCGTGAACTGCGCCGCAGTAACGATATCCTTCGCCAGGCTTCCGCTTATTTTGCGAAGGCGGAGTTCGACCGCCTCTGGAAAAAATGATGCCACTGCTGGATAAGCTGCGTGAGCAGTACGGGGTCGGACCGCTATGCAGCGAACTGCATATTGCCCCGTCAACGTATTACCACTGTCAGCAACAGCGACATCATCCGGATAAACGCAGTGCCCGTGCGCAGCGCGATGACTGGCTGAAGAAAGAGATACAGCGCGTATACGATGAAAATCACAAGGTATACGGTGTGCGTAAAGTCTGGCGTCAGTTGTTACGGGAAGGTATCAGAGTGGCCAGATGCACTGTGGCACGTCTCATGGCGGTTATGGGACTTGCCGGTGTTCTCCGGGGTAAAAAGGTCCGTACGACCATCAGCCGGAAAGCCGTTGCCGCAGGCGACCGCGTAAACCGTCAGTTCGTGGCAGAACGACCTGACCAGCTGTGGGTGGCTGATTTTACTTACGTCAGCACATGGCAGGGCTTCGTCTATGTGGCGTTCATCATTGATGTGTTTGCCGGATACATTGTGGGGTGGCGGGTCTCATCGTCCATGGAGACGACATTCGTGCTGGATGCACTGGAGCAGGCGTTATGGGCCCGTCGACCGTCCGGCACGGTCCATCACAGTGATAAAGGTTCTCAGTATGTATCGCTGGCCTACACACAGCGGCTTAAGGAAGCCGGATTACTGGCATCAACAGGAAGTACAGGCGACTCGTATGACAACGCGATGGCGGAGAGCATCAATGGTCTTTACAAAGCGGAGGTAATACACCGTAAGAGCTGGAAAAACCGTGCAGAAGTGGAACTGGCCACACTCACGTGGGTGGACTGGTATAACAATCGACGATTGCTGGAAAGGCTGGGCCATACTCCTCCGGCAGAAGCAGAAAAAGCTTATTATGCTTCCATCGGAAACGATGATCTGGCAGCCTGAGTTCACAGATAAAATACTCTCCAGGAAACCCGGGGCGGTTCATAGTAGGAACAACAGGCATCAGTAACCTCCTATTTTGAATCGGGAGTCAGAATTCATAAAACCTGAGTTAGATAACATTGGCGTCCCACCACTAGATGTACTTCCTTTAGAGAACGGACTCCACGTCCCACCAAACATCTGGTACGCACCGTATGCCTTCAGAGGCGCAGTGAGCAATGTTGTTGCTGCTCCCACATTCCCCTGTTTACGGGCTGAACTGGCTTCTGCTTTATAGTTGGCAGCCTGAACCTGATAACCGTAAGCCTCGCGTTGCGCGTTATTCACCGTCGTCAGCGAATCAAGAGCGCCAAACTGGGCAGTGTCGCCAAATATATCCAGCGCGTTACCGGTAGATAAATCGGCGCCGGTCGCCCCCATTGTCGCCGCTTGAGTACCAAGCCGCTGTCGGGTCTCTCTGCGCCGTTGCTCAGCTTCAGCGTTACCTCTGTTTATTGCATCATTTGCCTGAGCAGTGGCTATATCTGCGTTCGCTTCTGCAACCTTCGAGACATACTTTCCCTGTTGGTACTGGGTGTATGCCTGAATGCCACTCATGGCGAGCATTGCGCCACCAGCAATAACCGGATCGCACATTATTTTCTCTCCATGTGAAATCTGTGGAAATTAAGACCAAGAGCACCATAAGGCGCGGCTTCTTCAAGCCTGAATCCAAGCCAGTGCAGCCATGCTTTGGCAACATGGTTTCGCTCGTCGACGTAGTTTTCCAGGCGCGGATAAACTGCCAGCATCTGCTGCAATACAGGTCGGCAGTGGCGAAGAAATGTCTTCTGATATTTTTCAATACGGCTGGTCCCGACCAGCCAGGGCGTACCATTGCCACCGATCATTGACGCCGGAGATACGCCAAACATGGTTACCAGTTCTCCGTTCGCAAATCCTGACCAGGCCATAGTCGCAGTACGCAGACCAACACGCAGCGCATCTTCGGTAGTCATCAGTGATACCGCATACAGTTCGTCAATATCAGCCTGACGAACATCCGGCAAAATCATCTGAAGATGCTCTTCGGTAGCGGGAATAATTTGAACATCGATCATCAGAATCCCCCAACAGTAAGGCGAGGAATAACGGCAAGAACAGACAGCGGCAACGGGTCAAGCTGACGGATTTTTACACGCCCGTTTTTGCCCCAGTTACTGTCCAGTTTCACTTCTACTTTTCCGGTAGCATCATCAACAGGATCATCGTAGAACTCGAATTCACGCTGTGGATATTCGTACCATTTACCGCCAGGCGTAGTCGCCCAGATGCCGCGACTGGCATTCACAACCAGAGTAACGGATGGGATCACCTGTTTTTTGTCCAGCAGCGTTTCCTGTCCGTTAATGTTGATATCCAGTGTTTCGAATTCAGCAGTTATTGGCAGGCCGATGTGCACTACAGCCCCCGGAGATTCCAGCGTGACGGCACCTCCGGAAACCACTTTCTGTGGTTCCACGTTCGCATCAGAGAGAATGTTTACGGTCTGGCCTTCAAGATGAGACAGGCCTCCAAATGTCCGGCGCGCCATCTGCCAGTTCGTGGTGGCCACATTCCTGAGGGATGGCGGGACGTTCCTGTTAACACGAACCACTACAGCGGTATTACTGGTTACAGAAATAATGTCGCAACGTAATTCTTTTGACACCTCATCGCCAGTATCAGGATCAGTTCCGGTATAAGGGAACTGTAGTTGCGCGCCGACATCACTACTGGTGAAGTACGCACCACCAGAAACACTGATTGTATATTCCGCGCGGTAATCCCATTCGCCAGAACCACCAGTGATGATCATCGTTCTGTCAGACGTATTTCTTCCATCATAGCTAAGGCCAGAATCAACAAAGAAAGCATCTTCATCGCTGGTAAATAAACGGCTGGACAGTCGCTCGATGTATCTCACTGTTTGCCCGTTAACGGTTCGGTTAACGACGAAATACACCGCATCTTCATTGCCTTCGCTGATACTGCATGTGCTTTCATATTTTCCGGTACTGGATTGTGGTGCCCATGCAAAAACCTGCTGATCACGCAAATAGGTCATCACCAGTAATTTACCGTCATCACGGATGCAGAAGGCGCTGGAGTAAGGGACTATTGAGAAGCACCAGTCAACAATGCTGTGCTTCTGAAAAAGATGATTGGCAAGGATAGTAAGGTCGTTCCCCTGATAGCCGTCAACATCGAATGAGTAGGCGAGATCACGGACAACACTGCCTTTCTCCTGGACGAACAGAGCAATATTCGCCACGGCAATTGGTGGGACATTGCTCGAGCCATTTGATCCCTGAGAGCTGAATGCAAATGATGATGGGGTAAGCACTTTGTTCTGGTCGCCAGTGATGACGTACTCACCTCCGGAAGTCAGCGCCACCAGCGAACCAACATCAATCAGGTGACGGATCTCATTAACCTGACGCCCGGCATAGGTGTAGATAATTCTGTCGTCATCCTGCGTAGGATTGCTTTTGCCAAAATCCTTATAATCCCCAGTACGGCTGGCCCAGATAGTCTGAGGGAACGCAGTCGATGCGGCGAAGTAAAGACGTTGTTGATAATAAACAACAGTGCCAGGATAACCATTAACACTGTTCCAGGCATATTTAGCCCATTTATAGCTGGCATTATCCTCGCCAACGACCTGCGAAGGGATATAGGAAATCACCTCGGCAGTTGCAGTAGTGCCGTTTACAGCAGTGATACGGGCAATGCCAAAACCACTGTGCAGATACTCCCACTCAATGCCAGTATCATCATCACCGGATCCGCCCCAGCCATCCCATGATGTGCCTTCTGTATGCGAAGGGCGCAAAGTACCTGTTTTGCCTGCTGTAACGGCGCGATAGTAGTTACTGTCTGCACGGCGAATATCGCCAATCGACGTACTCTTACTGGTTTCCCATACCGGTACTGAATCCACTGCTGGCTGTTCCAGATAGAACAATTTGCCTACCTGCTCCGCGCCAAAAATAGAGGCGCTTGCCGTTAACGTAATTGTCCCGGTGCTGGCGCTGGCATAAACCGTCACTGACTCGTCAATATTGATATCTTCAAATGGTCCGTTCTTCGTTACCACATCAACCAGTTGCCAGTTGTCATGCGCATAGCGACGCAACTCTTTCGGCGGGTATGCCGGATGAACCAGCGTAAGCACGTCGGCGCTTTGCGTGAATTTAATTCGGAACAGATCGGCTTCAGTATATGGCGTGGAAATTTCATAAATAACATTGCTGCTGTTCAGCACCAACGCACCATCTTTGATAACGCGCATGTACTGGTGTCCGAACTCCAGAGCATAAGTCTGAACCGTCGAGAACTGGAACGGGATCAGGCGGCATTTCCGATTTGGATATTTGGCGGCACCGACAAAACGCGTACCAGGTCGATTCTCAACGCCGCCATACTGCCGCACGATAAAGTTATCGCACTTGCGCAATGCCACCTGGTACTTCGCCATGTCAATACGCCCGTACAACGACGGTCCAATCTCACCACCGGCAAAGCTGGGCTGGATCCAACTGATAGCCATCAGGACAACCTCGCAATGGTAAACTCATCAACCGGTGGCTGTGGTTCCTGTGATTCATTCTGGCTATGCGAGCCAGCACTAAGAATCACGCGATTGTACATATTGAGGGCAAACGTACCGAGGTCTGCATTCCCAGTCAGCGCCATGTTAATAGCTGCCGCAAGACGCCAGGCCAACGCCTCCATAAAAATGGCATCAAACATGTTCACATCTGTAACGCGAGAGACATACTTGAGCCATGCCTGAGGCTGGTCTGTGTAGATCAACTTTCCTGTTCCGTCGGTGTCTGCACCAACTTCGTACTGAACGCGCATTGCTGCTGTTGGATTGCGTACACCAGGAAGCATAATTTCAGTAATGCGCAGACAATCGGACGGGTACTGGTATGCGTATTCCCAGTCTGGCGGCGGATTGCTCGTATCTGCAAGCGCCACGCGTTTGGTAGCAAAGTTCCAGTCAAAATCAGAAAGCACAGCATCACGGCAGGCCTCAAAGTGCAGCGAACATTCCCCCGCTTCCTTGCTGGCTTCCGTCAGGCTGTTAATACTGCGGCTGTTGCCAATATTGGACAGCGCACGATTGCAGATCTCTACTACAGAGGCCATAAGTTTCTATACTCCTGCAATAAAGGGGCCGAAGCCCCTTGTCTCATCCGCGAGGCTTACACGCCCAGTTCTTTACGCTTATCTGCGATCTTCTCGCGGAGCGTTTCTGCTTTGGCGTTATGGTGTGGCTTCTCGTTAAAGAGCAATTCGTACTCTTCACGGAGCTTATCCAGTTCACCATCATCTGACACATCGTTGATGATTTTGGTGCTGGTTGCTGCCATAGACACCTTTCCTGCTACCTTTGCTTTTGCCTGTCTGGCTGCATCGTTAACAGGTTCCAGTGCGCTACCAGGCTCACCTTCGTATTCGATTTCTGCCCCCTCCGGCCACAGAGTGTTATGGATATGAGAGAGGCGCAGAACGCGGTATCTTGGTTTCTCACCTGACATCAATATCACCTTAACCAGTTACTTTTGAGCGGATCGGATACGGCGTATTGGCATCAACATCAAGATTGATACCCGCAGTGAATTTGCCGGCCGTTAGTGGGCCAGTTGCGACGGAGTAGTTAACACGCAGATATCGCTGAACACCGGCAGGCACCTTTGCAGAAACAACTCGTTTACCTGCTGTCAGGGTAGCCTTTGCCAGTGCGCCACTATCATAAATAGTGGACCATGAGCTGTTATTCTCACTCGTCTGCAACTGGATGTTTACAGTTGCCTCACCACTTGCCGTGGCGGCTTCGTTAACCAGCACCCAAAACTCAAGCGGATAACCCACGCCGATATCGCGACGGTTTCCATCAATTGGACCGAGATCGATTACGTCAGTAGAAGCCGCGGTATTCGTAACCGCCTGAGCTTCGGAGAACATCAACAGTTTGTCGGTGATCATCTTCTTTCTCCATTAGTGGGTCTGTTACGACCCACAGGTTAATAACAGGCGTTACACCACGCGGGCTTCTGTTTCCAGAAGCGCATCAGTTTCACGGATTGGTACACCACAGAATGAAGTCCACCACTCGCCTTCTGTCTCTTTTACGCTGATCGCCAGAGATGTTTTCTCCAGAGATTGCAGATCAAGAGCCTGGCCTACAGTGCGGTTCATGTAGAACACCGGGCGACCCATGCCACGATTTGGAATGCGATGCAGTGCTTTAACCATCAACTTCGCAATATTTGCGGCAGAGGAAGGTTCTGAAAGATTGCTGACATCGATGTTTGCAATGCGAACAACATAACGCCAGTCACGCAGAGCAAGTCCGTTGTCCCATTTGTAATGGGTACGGTAGCCTTCGTACTTGCCGCCATTAGCATCTTCCAGTGTCACCTGGCCTTTATCTTCCATCTGAATGCCAGCCTTCTGCCCTTTCGGGAAGATGCCATGCACTGTGTTTTCGCCCCACACCACTAACCAGATTGAAGTGTTATCTGTACCCGTGCCACCAGCATCAATGATGTTCTGAGCATTACCCGCAGACAGGCTGGAATAGCGGGAGGACAGTCCCATAAACTGCTGAGGGTTAACGCTGGAATCACCGTAAAACAGCGTCTGCGCCATCGCCTGATTCATCGCTTCAATAAATGCTCGGTCTTCAGACAGGCGGAATTCGGCAGTATTACCGTTCAGATCAGCCAGAGACTTATCGACTTCAGCATAGGTTTCCAGCATGCCAATGGAATCAGTGACCTGCACCGTTGTTGATTTGCTCGGTTGTACGCCATAGTTCAGCAAACGCCAGGTAGCGGAAGGCAAACCAGAACGAATGGTGGTTCGGTGTCCGGTAGGAAGGTTTCCTTCAACAAAAGGCATATCCTGAAGGATTGGGTTGGTTTGACTGAGAAGCTCGATAATCTTATCGACTTTCCCGTTTGGATCGACGCGCTTACCCCAGTCAGCCAGCGTTAGCGCAGTTAAGCCTTTAACAGCCATTGTCATTTCCTCTCTTATTTGCCATAGAGCACTTCGGCCGCACTACGCTGGCCTTCATTACCACCGGTGACCATGCCATCTTCAGACATCGCCTTTCCGATTTTCACGAACGTTTTGACCAGATCAGGGTGATTACCCAGCCCGGTGGTGTTCAGATATTCTTTGAGTTCAGGTGTCCCGAACTGGTCGAGCGCACGCTGTGCGGCGCTAAGGTTAGAAATCAACTTGTCGCCACCGATTTCTTTGTCAGCTTTTACATCCGCAGCCCACTGCTCGGTTGTTTTCTGCCAGGCTTCTGCCTGGCGCTGCTGAACACCTGCCAGAATCTTCGGATAAGCATCAACCAGCTTTTGCGCTTGCTCGTTGGTCAGGTTAAGTTCTCGCGCCACCGGCTCGAATTCCTTCAACGCTTCTGTATCCAGCTCTACGCCTTCGGCAGCCTGAAACTCGTACTTCTCCGGCGCACCATCCGGTTTATCGCCGTCCTTTTTTTCACCCTGCTTATCGCTTTCAGGCTTTTTGTCATCAGCAGGTTTATCGCCATCAGCAACAGGTTGCGGCTTATCACCTTCTTGTTGTGATGGATCACCAACTGGAGCAGGGTTATCACCTGCAGGCGCTGACGGTTCTGACGCAGCCGGAGCTGCTCCACCATCGACTGGTTGCTCATTGCAAAGACGGCGATACAGCAAACGCTCAAATAAATTCATGATCACTCCTGTTCACTGGCCTCTTTGGCCATCTTCAAATACTGTTCAGGGCAATGCGCCATAACGCGCTGAAACAGTTCCAGCGCCAGATTGCATTGCCCCTCATTAAATGCCATTGCCATAGCGTCCATCGGTGAGATAGCGGAAAACACACGGCCTTTCTCCAGCACCGACCAGACAACGCGACGCCCCTGTTCACTGCTCATGACAAAGCGAATGTCATCAATTTCACGCTGTGCCATGTCACGTTGCTTACGGGCGTTTTCTTCTTTCAGTTGATCATCTTCGTAATCTGTCATTGTGATTGCCCACCCTGACCACTAACTGCATTCGCCATAGCTGACAAAACACTCGGATCCGAAGTTTTAGCTTCGCTTAGCGTCTTGGCACCCTGTGCCGCCGCCATCCCCATCGCCATCATTTGTTGCTGCTGTTGTTGCTGTGCCCGTTGCTGGCGAGCCTGCTCAACCTGTTCCTGCGGAACAATGACGGTTGGAGACACTCCGGACATATCAGCGAATGCATCGATCGCCTGATCAACGTTGAGTTTGTCGAGAGCTTCTGGTTTCGCTTGCGCAAGTTGACCAATGAAGTTAACCGTGGACGCCAGACTGGACAGGCCGATAGACTTCTGCGCCTGAGCCATGACGGAAATGTATTCGACCTTCAGGGGCATGCCTTCCATCGCGTCAGGCGGTGGCGGCAGCATGTTTTTGCGCACCATCATCGAGAAAGCGCGGTCAATGAGAGGATTAAGACATTCGTCGTTCAGACGCTCCAGAACCGGCCCCAACATCAGAAGTTTTTCTTCTTTCATTTCGATCACCGCTTCAACAGGCATCGAGCGGGTATTGATGTTCTGCAACATCATGAACAGATCGACAAAGTAGGCGCTGTTAATGATTTGACGAGTGTCCTGAATGTCTGCCACCAAATCTGCTGTACTGGGGTTAACCAGATAAGCAGGCCTGAAGCCATCCTGACCAGTAATCTGATCGATATACGTGATGTCGCCAGGAAGAAGGGAGGCGCGCTGATTCTTGAGGGAAGTCGGAGCAACCATCGGCGGATTGGTGGCTTTATCAATCAACTGCGACTTGCGCTTCTGGAGAAGCTGCAATGCCTTAACAGGTCCAAGCGCCAGCATACCCGGGCATGATGATCCATAAACATCTTCGCCGTTAACTTCCCAGCGCGGAGCCATAATTGGAAACTCATCGAATCCGGACTCACGCAACAACTTGTCGTTATCGCCACCAACCTCGTAATAAACCGATTTGAATGGCTTGTTCTTGCTATCCAGCTTCGATGTATCGCGGTCAATGTTCGGGTAAACCGAATGCATCACTTCGATCCACTTCTCGTAGGTGCCGCTTTCCCACATGCTTTTTACGGATTCGCTGACGTTATTTAGCCCGAACTCCTGAACAAGCTGACGAACAGTCATAGAGAACTTGCGAAAACAGGTGTCAACACTGCCACGAGGTGAGTTAGCCAGGTAGTAACTGCCTATCGGGAATGGCATTGTGCGAATGATGTCCTCGTCATCCTCCAGCACTGCCATTGCACCAGTGCTGTATGTGCCGAGGCTTCCGTATAACTGCGGAAGAGACTGGTAGAGATTCGACTTATTGAACATATCGTTCATGCGGTTCTGAACTGCCTCAAGCCACAACTTAACAGGGCCATAATCCATCATTTCAGGATCTGGCGTAGCCAGGCGAAACCACGGACGCGCGGGGCTTGTGATGCCTGACATCATGCCGCTGGCGAGAGTGCGCGCCGCCATAGTCCCGGTCGAATCAATAATGCGTGTATTGCGCCGATCGTTACGGTTGGCCTCAGAAGTCAGAAAGCGGGAACCACGCGGGTTGATGTAATCACTCAACTCGCGCCAGTGCGGCTCGAACGACTGACGCTCGCTTTCAAGTTGTGCGAACTGTTTGTTCAATCGCTCTTTAGTTGTTTCCGCCATTTCAATGACTCCGGTTACTGACCAAGCAGCGTTTTACCGCTGGTATTAGCGGTTGATGTGTCGCCCTGAGAACCGGTAAGCAGCGTAGAACTACGACCAGCAGCAGCGCGACGGCGACGTGTTTCTTCGTCGCGGGCATCAACAACGGCGGCATCCTGCTCCTGTGGTGCTGCCTGAACTTCTGGTGTTGCAGGCACTGATGGTGAGCTACCCATGCACATATCAATGACTCCGTACGCAATTAAATTATTACCAATTTAACCACATATGATTTATTTATCGTAGAAGGTTGACATTTAACGCGTGAATTATTACCTTTCGGGTAACCAAAGAGCTCATTCCGGTTACTAACCTGACTGGCTTGTCGTTAAATTAAACAGGTGGAGTGAGCTTTTATTTTGAGCAGTACGGCGTATGGCACATGCGCCGATAGCGGTCTGGATACGTTTAAGGGGCACCCTCCCTTGCTCGGGCAAACGAACCAGGTAGCCGGAATGTGCAAGTCGAGCGGTTTTATTCCGCGCACGGGGATTCACCATCCCGGCGATTCGGTGTGACGCCTCGGAAGAGACGAGGGTACAACGATGAGAGCATTTATGGAGCCGCGACAAAGTGTGGCGCCTTAACAGGCTAAGTGCTCTCAGCGTTGTGGCATTAGCTCAGTTGGACAGAGCAACCGCCTTCTAAGCGGTTGGTCGCAGGTTCGAATCCTGCATGCCACGCCAGAATCACGCCTAAGGACCGTGATGCCAGAAGTTCCAGGTGCTTGGCGGTGATGGTTTCCCTTGAAGGACTATCACCGCCCTTTTTACAGCAGGACGCCATTGCGATGACTTCATGCTGTAAACCCGTACAGCCACGGAAGGCATAACTCATTGCTTCCAGTTCGCCCGGTTCGCCGGGCATTTTTTTGCTTGATGACCGCAAATTACCTTAAAGGTATAATCATGAAAAACTTCAAGGTAATTAGCATGTTTGAATCGTTTAAAGAGCTGTTTTTATCTACTGCCAATACTGCCGTGAATCGAGCCAAAAACCCTGTGCTTGGTGCTTTTGTTATGTCCTGGTGCGCCTTCAACTGGAAATCAATTCTTTATCTATTTTTTAGCAAATCAAACATAATAGATAAAATTTCATATATCTCAGATAACAGCACATGGAAAACTGTTATGTTTTATCCATGCTTATCTGTAATTGCTATCTGCTGCCTATTACCATGGGTAAACAATATCATTAACGTATGGCAAGCAAAGCCTCTTGATAATAATGACTCAATCGAAAATCACCTGAAGGCAAGAAAAATCCAGCGTGAAACCAGACTGCAGAGGTTATTGGCTAAAAAAGATGTTACATACGACAAAGTTAAGACTGGCGCGGAAAAAGACATCCAAGAGATGAAAGAAGAGATTATTCGATCAAAGAATAGTATGGGGGAATTGACTGCTGAGTTGAAAGCTAAAGATGACGAATTGAGATCCGCCAGTGCTCAGTTAGCAGCTCTAAATCATTCATTAAAAGAGATATCGGAAACTCTTGGAAGAATGAATGAGGCATATAAGACCCTCCAAAATGATTTCGACGAATACAAACTCAAATACCCTGAAAAATCTCAAATAAAAAGTCTTGCACTTGGCAACGGCCAAACAATTAGCAACTTTTTGGAGCAACACAACTTATCCGGATTAAAATCTGGTAAGCCAGACGTTTTTAATAACTTTGGTGTTCTATCTGGATTATCAGGTTTCGAGGATAAAAATAAAGACTAAGCATATGGATCGTACTCGGTAAGCGCCTTGCCTTGCTGGTTCTGCTGCCCGGGAAGTCGCAGGCGCTTCGACACCGGGAAAGCAAACGTCAGCAGCAGCGCATCGCCTTTACCCGGCGAACGCCCAAGTCGCTCTTTGATATCTTCCTTCGGTTCGATAACGATTTTACCGTCCACTCGAACTTTGTACTCTGCCGCCGACAGGTCGTCTGCAGTTTCCTGGTCATCCAGCATGCCGCCCAGCCTCAGCCATGTCTTACATGAGTTGAACATCTCCCCACGCTTGTTGAGCATCTGCGGGTCAGTAGACGCGCCACCGAACGGAACAAGTTGCCATGTACGACCCCAGCCGTCACCGATTGACTTCAGACCAGTTCCGTAACCGAAGTCGATGAACACTGCGTCAGCCTGGTACTGGTCTTCAAAGTCAGCGATACGCTTCGCCATAATCAGATCGTCAGTGGTCTTGTTGCCAGTCCACAGCACCTTACTGTGCAGCCCCTGCCGCAGGTATATCACAGCGTCATCAACGCCTGAGTATGCCGGGTCAACGCCGATTATCACCGGAGCATGTGCAACCTGCGCAGCGGTGACCACCCGTTTCATTGCCTCGTCAGTAAGTCCGGTAGGGATAAACTGCAATTCAGATGCATCCGGGAATATGCCGCGCACACGGATTTTAACGAAGTCGCTGTCTTCCCCGTAGTCATCAACCCATTTCTGCAACTGCTGTTTGTTGGTGCCTTCCACCGTCCGGCTGTCAATCTGCGCAGTTTTCCAGCGGTGTTTATATTTGCGGAAACATTCGCGGAAACGTCCGGTATTACGCGTCGGGTTTCCGAACGCCACCCAGATAATCTCAGTGTCTTCGTCCGTTAGCGCACCCTCGGCAACTTCCCACACCAGATCCGCAATGTTCGACGCTTCATCGAATACCACGATGATGCGTTTGCGCTCGTTGTGTAGTCCGGCGAATGCCTCAGTGTTGTGCTCAGACCAGGGTATTGCGTCAGCTCGCCACCGCTTGTCGTGTCCAGGATCATTGCTGTACATCGCGGTAGCGGTACAGGTAAACCAGTCTTTCGTGATAGCAAGGTTCGACCACTTGATAATTTCCGGCCAGGTCTTCGTTCGTAGCTGGTTGTCGGTGTTGGCGGTCACCACAACCTTACAATCCTCGCAAGTGGACATGCCCCAGTTGATCAGCATTGAGATGAATGCGGATTTACCAATACCGTGACCCGAAGCGCGTGCCAGCATAAGCGGCTGATAGCGCGTCTCTGGATTCTGCAGGTGATCACGTATCTCTCGGAACGCATCAGCCTGCCACTGACGTGGACCGGTGGCATGTGCCAGTTCAGTCCCATCTTCCCCCCACGGGAACGCATAGAGGGCATAGCCAAGCGGATCGTGAGTGAACCCTGCAATATCCTCGATTAACTGCTCTTCAGGAGATAACGCTGTATCTGTCACTGATTACCATCCTGACGTTCTTTGAGTCGCTTCCTGGCTGCTGCTATGCGATCAGCAATTGTCACATTCACATTAACATCCAGACGTTCTTTGAATGCGTTGACATCAACATGCTTACCAATCAGCTCAAGGTTCTTCACCTTGTCAGGCCATTTAATTTTTTTGAGGATTGTCTCTATTGAATCCTCGTTCATGTTCATGATGGTCGATGACAGATCAAAGCCACTAAGCGTAGTGCGCCAGATTTTCGGCCACTCACGGATTGGTTTAAGGCTCCCATCGTCGTTGAGGATGTCGATCACGTCCATCTGGTCGATCTCCACCAGGCGCATGAGAACGTAATCAGCACTGACACGCATTCGTTTGTTGCGCTCCTCCATCAACTCGGCAATCCGTTTCTGAATGCGTTCATCGCGCATCATGACACTGGCTTTAACTGCCGCTGTATTTGGGGAGAATCCTGCGTTAATCGCAGCCTGAGTCTGGTTTTCAGGCGTTTTGATGTATGACTGGCAATAAGCCTCCTGCATTGCTGTGAGCGGCTTAAATTGCGTTGATTTGCGTTTATAGGTTTTAGGTTCAGCAGGCATCATAACCACCGTGGTAATTGTTACCGTTGTGGTAATAATACCATGCAAAATAAAGCCGCCATAGTTGGCGGCAGTATTCAAAATCCATCAAATTCATCATGCATAATCTACTCGTGACATGTCACACTATTAATTTCGTTTCATGCCAGCCTTTAGTCACCCAGCATTGCGAGTCACCATTACACGGGCATGAATTAACTGGAACTCTCTCGCCGCACTTACCGCAACGTTTTCTGCTGATCGATTTTATACGCCCGCGCACACGTGCATCATCCTGGCGGATCAGCAGCGCGATGTACTCGGCCATTTCATAGGGATCGCGACCAGGGCGCCGGGCGGCGCAGTTCCGCGCCAGCATTTCCTGCTCCTGCTTATCCAGCACCAGTTCAATTTTGCGCTCACCGGCGGCGGACTGCCGAGCGCGCTGCGCGGCTTTGCGTTCTGCGGGGGATTTAGCCACGAATCGCACTCCACGCCAGATTGATTAATGACTCCCAGGTAATATAAACCCGGATACCAGCAGCCAGGCCGAAACCAATCACCATGGCATAAAGCAGAGCGTTGCACTTGTTCATCACTTCACCTCCTGCGGCGGTTCTGGTAGCGGCATCCAGTGGGTTACTCCATGCCATATACCAGTTAAGGTTTCAAACCTTGGCTCTCTGCCTTTCTGTGTCTTGGCATATCCATTCCTTGTATATACGCATTGTCTAACTGCATATCCATTCCATCCAATAACTGTTTGTCTAATTTCAGGCATTCGCTCACTACAGCTTATCCAACCATCCGGAGTTCCCGGAGTTGGTCCATCGAATTCGGGCATGTCAGGACCTTTTCTGATAGCTTTAGCCAGCTCCAGCGGGTCATCGTAAAGCCAGTCGCCAGTTTGTGGGTGATTTGCTTCTGCCAGTTGCGCCGCCCATTCAAGGCCGTCTTTGTGACCTTGCAGATAGCCCAGCGGCAACTCATCACGATTACTTACATGTTCGGCACCCCGAAGCATGGCGGCGCGGAGTTTCTGTATCTCCCGTGCCATTATTGCGTCCTGACGAGGAGTGAACATATCACCTGCAATAATTCTGTTTAGTTCCTCGTCAGTGAACTCATAATCATCAGGAACATTGTGAACCTCAGCATAAAGAGGCTTTTTGGTAGAAATGGTCATCGTAAAACACCCTCCGCACTTACCAGTCCGTTTCGCAAAAGATAATCCATCGCCCTATCTGGTAATTTGCAATCAGGTTTTGCTTTTTTCAGTTGGCTGACCAATTGTTTAACCAGCACTGTTAATTCGATAACCTGGTAGCGCGGCAATGGTGAATTATCGGATTTGCCCTGACTTTCTGCGCTGCATGAATGCCCTTCCAGCCATGCCAATGCTTGTCGCATGAAATACGCAATATGTTTGCCGTGGTAATCGTCTTCATCGATGTGAAAAGCGATACTGCGGATGTATTCTATTGCGTTTTCAATAGCCTCCGGCCTTATCGGCGCTGACATATTTTGATTTTGGAGTGCCAAGACGCGGCAGGCATACTCAACGCCCTTAACTGCATCTGCGCAGTAGTTATAGCGATTGCATTCCACTAATTTCCGTTTGAGTTTTTCAATTGCCTGCGCGACATCAGCCTGTATTACAGGAACTGGCGGAACGGCTGTTTGCTCTCGAACGTCATTAGTCGCTATCGGTTCTGCTGCCAACTGACTGGCATATTTGTTAATGGTAACGATAAGCTCTTGCTCAGCCTCATCCAGACAATCACCGATACCTCGCCTGTCACCGTCAAAATCATCGAAATCGGCACGAATCTTGGCAACCTTCAGGATTGCGGACAACACCTCACTAGGAATTACCGGATAGTTGGTTGACGTTTCCGCGATTTCCCGAAAATTATTGGTTGACGAATTCTTGTTTTCCCGAAAGTTTCCGGACTGAAGCATGGCGGCGCGGCAGGCGTTCCATCCAGCTGTTCGCCCAAGCGCGTAAACTTCAGATGGCTCAAGATAATCAATGTCATGCCCGTCCTCATCGTCGTTCTCAGGTAATGCAGCAGGTACTACCGGTACTGGCGGAGCGGCGTAGACTTCAATAATCCCATTATCAATAGGCCACTCTCCATCCTTGATGTAGTCACTTGTGCCGTCAACTTGCTGTTCAGCAATGTGGAATGCACCAACTGGCTCTGCCTCAAGCGAGGCCAGTGCAATTCGTGCCAGTTCCATTTGTTCGCCACGGGTAAGCCCGTTATCAAGCGGATTTTTAATGAATAATTCGATACGTTCTTTGGTAATAGTGGTCATTTGTTAATCCTCAAAACTTTATGCCCGGGCGCAAAAGCACGTGTTTTGTCTTTACTTATTCGCCACCCGTCTTTACGGGCCTCTTTTGCACAACCAGACCATGACGTACCGATATACTCACCGAAGTCTGGCACTGGATATACACCTTCCGTACACTGGCGGCAGTCACAATAGAGATGCATGGTGTAACTTGCAGCGATAGCCATATCACTCTCCTTTGATGCGAATGCCAGGGGCGCGTGGCACATTAACTTCCACGATGCGCACAGTTGGTTTGTACATCTCAATCGCAGTCAGCCAGTCAGCGCCAGTCATGCGCTTTTCTGCATCGCCATTAGTCCACTTAACCGGTACACCAATAGCCTTCATCGCGATTTCTATTTCCCCGGCAATGGCGCTTTTTCCGCAACCAGTAAAACCAGATACAACGACCAGAACTTCACCTTTGGCTGGTTTTATTTCCCGCTCCTCTAGTTCAGCAATGCGCTTACTCCCATCCGAGATAACACCTTCGTAATACTCACGCTGCTCGTTGAGTTTTGATTTTGTCTCCTCAAGCTCAACTCTCAGCTTCCCAACCGTAAGCGCAATATCCTCGTTCTCCTGATCGCGGCTTTTGATGTATTGCAGGTTTCTTTCCCGTTCATCCAGCAGTGCCAGCACGGTAGCTGGATTGGCTGCGGCGATGAATTCAGCATTGGCCTGCTGCTCCATTTGGAAATCTTCATAGAAACGGCTTTCTGGATGCGCTCCTTCAATTCTGCAAATGGGAATATATCCAGCAACTTCACGATGAATTAGTGCATCATCACCATCAAATCGGCCATCTCCATATTCGAGCGACCACTCGCCACACGTTGCTTTCTCTGCCGCCTCACGCAGTGCCTGATAGTCAATCTTGCTCACTGGATGACTCCTTTACGAAGCTGTTCAGCAATACTTACGCATATCTCTGCGCCTCTAATCAGCCCCGGAACGTTCTTGTTTGGCCCAACTTCACCATCAACAAAATCAATCATCGCGTTACGAGCCATATCCACGCCCTGCGCCCGCACTTCAGCCAGGAAAGCGTCGGTGGCTGGGGTTTCCGTGAAGTTGTCCTCCCAACCGTAGTACTCCTGACGACAGAAGTTATTAAATTCCTTCTCCGACTGTTTAAGCCCCGCATTCTCCGCCGCCAGCGCATTAGCACGCACCAGTTGCACTTCCAGTTGCGTTGCCAAATCGCTGATCAGCTTTGCCACACTGCGCATATCAACGGCACCACATTCTGCTTTCAGTTCCGAAGCCATCTCATGCCCGGCGGCAACTAACCCTTTGATATTACTTTCCATCTTTACCCTCGCTTATCCACATAACTTATTGATTACATTGATAACTAAAAAGATCGTCGATTCAGAACTTTTCGATGTTCCAGCCACCACCTGCTTTCTTTGGTTTAACCGTTACCCCGATGATTCGGAACGGATACTGATCTGCGGCGACTTTGGTTTTCACCCTGGCGTCGTCGGTCCAGAAACCTTTCACTTCGTGCAGTTCCATCTCGCCGGTGGCGAGCATCACAGCAAAATCGGGCGTATAGAACGTGTTGTCAGCTAACCGCAGCTTGATACCCTCAAATCGATACCAGACGATTTCTCCTGCACGTTTACGCAGCTCAAGGTGCTGGCAATACGCAGATTCTGTTTTGTTCATCTGACCTGTTTTGAGTCGACCAAGAGCCTGTATCTGTTTTCTCATGATTTACCTCTGAGGTAATTAAAAACCACATAAGACACGAAATCAATAGATTTTAGAATATTTTATTACCTAACAGGTAATTGTCGAGGCGTAAAAAAATGCGCTATCGCGCTGGTATTACTTGATAAATCCTGCCGCCTTTCCCCGCCTGTATTCCTCCATCAGCCACTGCGCCGGTGTTATTCCCCCAAGGGTGGCGGCGTTAGGCATGCACCCGAAACTTCGCCCTGGTGGATGGTAAACGTCTCTCCCTGTGTCCGGAGGCGTACTCATGGGCTCTGGCTTTGCCTGTATGCTGATCACCGGATCGGGTATCTGCTGTCCGGAAGCCACCTTTTTCGCCCAATCATCGAGCAGCCTGCGTGCGTGTTTCTCAACCTCAATCTCGCTAAGCTGGCGCTGATACATTGCACGGCGGGTATCACATACGACCCAGTACATAACCGGATGTCGCCACGGGAATCTTTCGGGACCACCAGGATATAAACTTTTTTCCTTGCTGTACCGGTGAAACTCCGCCATCACATCGTCAATGGTGACGCCAAGAACCATCTTGCTGTCTTTGCACCACTTGATAAATTGCCCTGGAGACGGCCAGAACGGAGATTCACTGGCGCGGGCGTGGCGCATACCAGCAGAAACCTGTTCACGGGTTCGGATCCCCCCTTCGGCAAACGCAGCAATCCACTGCTGTTTTGCAGCAACTTCCTGCTCTGGCGTCTTCAGGTTGGTTACCACTGCCGCCGGAAACAGTTGTTTCAGCTGTTTAAAAAGGGCATCAACAAGCCTCTCTGCTGACATGTTCACCACATTGTCATTGTTGACGTACTGATGCTCATAACCTGACATGCGAGAAAGGGCTTCTCCGTCACGGTTTTGTATCGCGGTAAAAACGTTGTTCACAAGAAATCCTCCCATGCTTCAGGGCTGTTCCAGTGCGGAACGTTGTTATCAGGTAATGTTGATTGCTTCTGTCTGCTAATCTGCAGCCGCCTTGCCAGCTTCTGCTCCCACTGTGCCTGATGGTATGCCTTACCCTCAGCCATCCAGTAAATTCTGAACTCTGCAAGTTCCTGTGCCGTTGGCAGACTGTCCAGGTAGATCCCCTGCAATGAGCTTTTCCGAAGAAAGTCATCTGATGGCTGCCATTGTTCATGCATGACAAATTTGCCTAATTGCCCTGGCCCACCAGGAGGAACAAAGTTATTCATCACGGCGTTGTTTGCTCCGGGGTCATGAGGCACAGAATCCCCGCTTTTTGTCCTGCTCTCCCTCTCTTGGTTAAATGACTGGTTATATGACTGGTTCTGGATCCCGTTTTTGGGATCATTCAACATCCCGTTTTTGGGATCATTCAACATCCCGTTTTTGGGTATATTCCCGTTTTCGGGTATATTCCCGTTTTCGGGTTCATTGCCCCCCTCCCGGTTGCCTTTAATGTTCCCGTTTTTGGTTATATTAAGAGAGAAAACCCGCACTCTTTTTGTCGCTCCCTTTCTCTCTCCGGTATCTGAAATAATCCCCATTTTCATGAGCGATATAAGCCCGGCCTGCACGGTTTTTTTATTCAGGCAAGTGTCTTTAACGAGGCGTTCTATGCTGGGGTAGCAGAGGTTATATTCATCGGCTCTGTCAGCCATCGAGAGCAGTATGAGCTTTAATGATGAGCTACCTGGATCTGTCTCCCAAGCCCAATCTGTTGCATGTCTGCTCATGATTAATCTCCGCTATCAGCTTGAATGTTGTGGGGAGGAATTAATCATGATCTGCTTAATCTCTGCCCTGATGCGACGGTTTGACTCCATGGTGCACTCAACACAGTGTCCGTTGTAAACCCAGCGTTCACTGTCATGTCCGTGCTTACATGGTTTTCCGGTGTAGTAGCGTTTAAGTCCGCGCTTTGCGGCATCAATACGTGTAATGATTTCCATGGTAAGCCCTGTTATTAGTATTGGGATTACGGTTATTTTGTGCTGACACAAAAAAAAGATCAACCAGATTTGGTTTTTTATTACCTTTGAGGTACGAATAGATATGAAAAGACCGCCGGATGGCGGTCTACAGAGGGTTGTTGCCAGATATCATGAGTAGAAGAAGTATGCCAGTTCCGCTTTTGAGCGCAGCCATTGTCTTGTTTTACAGGCTTTAAAAAGCCCATTCATCAATACCTTACCTGGCATTTTGCGCTTACCTGTTAAGTGAGTCTGGATATAGTGACTCGTCGTTCCGGCTTCCTGTGCGAAGGCTTCACGCTCATCCGGAGTAAGTGCAAGCCAGTGCTTTTTGAAATCGAAATGTCCGTTATCGCTCATAGCTATTGCCTGATATTTATTTCAGATAATAAATATTCACCCATAAGGTAACAAAAATCAAGGATAGTTACCTATGGGGTGCATTTACCTGTTGGGTAATATTGCTTTAAATTGAATCATCTACTGATTCATATATGAGGCGATTTTCCAGAAAATGAAAAGTATCCAGGACGTCCGCAGGCAAAATCTCAACGACTTGATCGACCGTGAATTCAATGGTGTTCAGACGCGGATGGCTGAAAAACTTGGAACTCAGGCAAATCTGGTAAACCGCTGGGCTCTTGGCAAGAAGGTTATCGGCGACCAGGTTGCACGAAAAATTGAAGCTGCCGCCAATAAACCCCGTAACTGGCTTGATATCGATCGCTCGCTTTCTCAGGAAGGTTTTCAGCCTGTCGGCCCAAGCGACATTGGCCAGCTGGCGGCTCACAACCTGGAACGCTGGATGAGCGAAAGCCGCGACCTTTCAACACAGGGAAAACTTCACCGCGCATCCGGCGTAGCCCAGGTGACAATCAGCCGCCTGTTAAACAATGAGGTCAGCGTTTCCATTTCCACCCTGGAGAATGTTGCATCCGCATTCGGGCGTCACGGCTATGAATTACTGATTCACCCGCACGACCCTGCGACCATCAACTATGATCGCTCGCGCTACGCATTGTTACCCGAAACCGAGAAAGCAAAGATCGAAAGTTACATTGAATTTGTCATCAACCAGAACGAAAAAAACAAACAATAAAACCATATTTTTCAGTAAGTAAGCCGCCTTATGGCGGCTTTTTTATTGCCTATTCGATTACCTAACGGGTAATTTTTTTAACTCATATCTATTGACATCAAACCATATACGCATAATTATTACCTCAACGGTAACAGACCGAGGTAACAAGTTATGCAGTGGAAAATCATCAACGGTTGGTACTGCGTTACTGCATGCGGATTCATGAGCTGGAAGTTCCGCACCTTACAGGAAGGCATTAAGTGGGCTTTCGTCAGCAAAGAAGCTCGCGATGTGGCCAACGATAACGAGATATGGGAGGGCTGATAATGAACGTTAATCAGCAGAAAAATCTTCAAAAAATCATGCTGGCATTCGACAAGGACTACCGTCTGTCAGAACAGCTATATGACCGACAAGTTGAACTGATTGAGAGTATCCGGCTTCATCAACTGGCATCAACTTTCGACGTTGTAACAGTTAAAGGCGTTCGCCAGGAAGTACTGGAGGCCGCTAAAGACAGCCCTGAGTTCGAAGAACTAATGGATGCCTACCGGCGCGAGGCAATGGCAATTATCGCCCGCTGGGATCTGGCTGATCAGCTTGATGGGCAGAGGGACGCGGCATGAAACCGGGAATTTATTTCGACATCAGCAACGAAGACTACCACGCCGGTGACGGCGTGAGTAAGTCGCAACTGGACATGGTTGCCAAGAATCCGGCGCTTCTTAAATGGGTTCAGGCAGCACCAGAAGACGAAGAGAAAAAGTCTGCACTGGATATGGGAACCGCATTGCACTGTCTGCTTCTGGAGCCTGGAGAGTTCGACAAACGCTTCATTGTTTCACCGAAATTCGATCGTCGGACGAAACAAGGTAAAGCTGACGAAGAGGAATTTCTTCGTGATGTGGCGGATATGGGGATTACGGTACTTGATGCCGAGCAGTGGCGGAAACTGGAGCTGATGCGTGATAGCGCAATGGCTCACCCGGCGGCACGCTGGATGCTGGAAGCACCTGGTTACTGCGAAGCATCAATGTACTGGAACGATGAAGAGACGGGGGAGTTGTGCCGAATTCGTCCAGACAAATGGCTGAACGAGCACAACGTGATCGTCGACGTGAAAAAGGTTGCAGATATGGACCGTTTTGCACGCCACATCGAGGAATTCCGCTACCACGTGCAGGACGCAATGTACCGCGAAGGCGCAATGAGGGTTACTGGTCAGCCGCATGGTTTTTTCTTTCTTGCCGTGAGCGAAAGCATTGATTGTGGTCGGTATCCGGTACGCGTGTTCGAGCTGGATGCGCAGGATGTCGATGCCGGGCACGCTCTGTTCCGCCGGGATCTGAATACCTATCACGAATGCCGCATCAATGATGAATGGGGCGGTGTGGAAATCATTAAACGCCCTGAGTGGGCACGCAAACAGGATATGTACATATGAGCAACGACATCGCAAACATCAACGCACCAGTAGACACAGCAATCGCTGGAACTGCTGCAACTATTTTCAGCCCAGACGGCTTGAACCAACTGATGAAATTCGCCGAGGTAATGGCGCAAAGCCGCGTAACGGTACCGGCGCACCTCGCCGGGAAACCAGCTGATTGCATGGCCGTGGCAATGCAGGCTGCGCAGTGGGGAATGAACCCGTTTGCCGTGGCTCAGAAAACCCATGTTGTGAACGGCACGCTAGGTTATGAAGCCCAATTAGTAAACGCAGTTATCTCAACGATGTCGCCAACAAAAGATCGCATCAACTACGAGTGGTTCGGGCCGTGGGAACGCGTGATCGGTAAGTTTGTTGAGAAAACATCCAAAAACGGCAATCCATATATCGCACCAGGCTGGACTCTAAAAGACGAAGAAGGCTGCGGTGTTCGCGTATGGGCAACCATGAAGGGCGAGGATCAACCTCGAGTGCTTGAGTTAATGCTGTCTCAAGCACAGGTAAGAAACTCCACACTTTGGGCCAGTGATCCGAAACAACAACTCGCATACCTTGCGACAAAACGCTGGTCTCGCCTGCACTGTCCTGACGTAATCATGGGCGTCTACACCCCAGACGAATTACAGGAAACGGCACCGCGCGTTGAGCGAGACATTACTCCGCAAACGACCACTGCTGCGGGAATGAACAGTCTGATCAACGCTAAACCAGCGAAAAAGCCTGATGAGCAAACGCGTAAATCGGACAGCCGTGATCCAGAAGAAATGCTGATGGCCTTTACCAGCGCAGCGATGAATTACAGCACTGTCTCCGAACTGGATAAGGCTTACAAATACATTGCACAAAAACTTTCAGATGATGACGAACTGCTGGCAAAAGCAACCGACGTTTACAGCGTTCGTCGGGAAGAATTAAACGAAACATCTATGTAACCACCACCGCGGCGCCACGTGCGCCGCACTGCAACCAAGAGAGGTATTCATGAAAGGTGCATTAGGTAAGAAAGAACTCCTGGCGGTGGTGCCACTGTCATGGAGCACTATCGACCGTATGGAGCGCGCAGGGGAATTTCCTAAACGCTGGTATATCACCGATAAACGCTGCGCATGGAACCGTGATGAAGTTGAGCGTTGGCTTGATGAACGTCAGGCAGCAAGCCCGGCAGAGTTCCAGGGTAAAAAGCCTCCTGTTCAGCAACGTGTATATCGTCCCGTGAGCAACGCTGCATGAGTGCGCTGCTAAGGCACTGGAGCAAATGGTCAGGATGGTACTTATTCCTGGCCTCTGTTTCAGCATGGCTTTATCTGCTGGCATTAATTTTCAGAGAGGGTTGGATTAAGTGAGAAAGTTAAGCCGACTTGAAAAATATCACATGAATAAGGTTTCAATGCGCAGTCCGTCAAAGATTGTCGCCGTTACTCCTGCGGCGATAGAGATCGAAAAACGCGCGATTGAAAGAGAGAAAAAAGGGCAATTCCGCATTGCCGCTCACCTTTGGCTTCAGTGTATGGATGTTGCTTCTGGTGATGTTGAACGTGCAAGGATCGCGGTTCGCAGGGACCAATGTATCACAAAAGGTAACGGCCTTCGCCGTGGCGACTATAGCGGCATAGGATGTTGTGGGGTGGTTTATGACTAAGAAATACACACTAATCTATGCAGATCCACCCTGGGTATACCGGGACAAAGCCGCAGATGGTAATCGCGGTGCCGGTTTTAAATATCCGGTTATGAGTGTGCTGGATATCTGCCGCCTTCCTGTGTGGGATTTGGCCGATGAAAACTGTCTGTTGGCCATGTGGTGGGTGCCAACACAACCACTCGAAGCACTAAAAGTTGTTGAAGCCTGGGGATTTCGTCTGATGACGATGAAGGGCTTCACGTGGATAAAATGTGGTAGTCGACAACCAGATAAACTGGTTATGGGTATGGGACACATGACTCGCGCCAATAGTGAAGATTGCCTGTTTGCAGTAAAGGGAAAACTACCTCCACGCATTAATGCAGGGATCGTTCAGTCATTTACCGCACCGCGGCTTGAGCATTCAAGAAAACCAGATGTCGTTCGTGAAAAACTTGTGCAATTGTTAGGCGATGTTTCTCGCATTGAACTGTTCGCCCGCCAGACGTCTCATGGCTTCGATGTTTGGGGTAATCAGTGCGAAGACCCGGCAGTGCAACTACACCCTGGATACGCGTTGGATATTGGCGGATTAACAAATGCATTCAGCAATGCTCCGGTGTCACCAATAGACAACCAGGGGCGGGAGCGTGCAGCATGAACCTATATCAACGCATCAATGGCGCTGACTGGTGCAATATCTTCGTCGTCGGCGATCTGCATGGGTGCTACACGCTGCTGATGAACGAACTCGACAAAGTTTCATTCGACCCGGCGCGCGATTTACTTATTTCCGTTGGTGACCTTGTTGACCGCGGCGCTGAAAACCTCGAATGCCTGGATTTGATTACTATGCCGTGGTTCCGAGCTGTTCGTGGCAACCATGAGCAGATGATGCTGGATGCACTGGTCAACGGCGGAAGTTTCGGACATTGGATGTCAAACGGCGGTGGATGGTGGCACCAACTTGATTCTGAGCAGGATGTGCAACTCAAATACCTTCTGCCAAAGATTGCCAACCTCCCGATGATTATCGAACTGGTTACCGGCAATAAGAAGGTCGTCATCTGTCACGCAGACTACCCGCACAACGAATACGCATTCGATAAGCAAGTACCAGAAGAAATGGTGATATGGAATCGTGAGCGGGTTAGCGACGCGCAGGACGGTATTGTCTCGGAGATAACCGGTGCCGATTTGTTCATCTTCGGTCATACGCCAGCACATCACCCACTGGTGTATGCAAACCAGATGTACATCGACACCGGCGCAGTGTTCTGCGGAAATCTGACGCTTATCAAAGTCCAGGAAGGATAGAATTATTTATTACTGTCTTCCATCCACCTCTCAAACTTCGACGGGGAGAACGGAATCAGATCCGTATGCTCCCCGTTAATCCAGGAATCAATCATATCGGCCCACTGCTGCAACATGTAGGCGCGCTGTCTGGCGTATTCCGCTTTGTTATATACGGCGCGCACACCTTTCTGCTCATGTGCCAGAGCCTTTTCAATCCAGTCTGAAGGATAACCAGCCTCATGCAACAACGTACTTGCTGTACGGCGCATATCGTGTACGGTGAAGTCCTGAATATGCTCACCATCTTCATTTATTATTTTCACCGTTCTGTCGATCAGAGAGTTCAGCGCGGCATTAGATAATGGCTTCCGGAAATTGTAACGACCAGGAACCAGATATTCACTTCCACCAGCGCACATCTGCAACCCAACCAATATATCCTGTGCCTGTTTAGGCAGGTAAATAACGTGCGCCCGGCTTCCCTTCATGCGGTCTGAAGGAATTGTCCATGTCCATTTTTTAAAATCTATTTCATCCCACGTTGCATTGGTGAATTCGCCTTTACGAACCATAGTGATAAGCACCAGCTTTAAAGCCATTTTCATAGTGCCCATAGCACCAATGGCATCCAGCGTGCGGAAGAACAGGCCAATTTCTTCTGGTGTCAGTGTTCGCTCTCGTGGTTTAAATATGGCGATAGACGAAGGTTTAATGTCAGCAGCAGGATTAAACAAACCATGACCACGGTCATTGGCATGACGGTATACGCTGCTGATGATCTCCCTGGCCTGCACTGCTGTTGCCCGGCCGCCGCGTTCGACAATCCGGTCACACAAATCACGAACCATCGATGTGGTAATTTCAGCCATCATTTTGTTACCAAGAACAGGAAGTATGTCACGGTCGATCACCGCCTGCTTCATTGCGCGGGTACTGTCAGCCAGGATGACGTGTTTCATATAACTGTCGGTATGTACCGCAAACGTCTCGGCACCACGAATCTTTTTGATACCGTCACGTTTAGCCGCAGCCGGTGACTGGCCTGCTTTAAGCAGCTTCTTTGCAGCAATCAGTTCTTCTCGCGCTTCTGCCAGGCTGATACCGTCACGCCCATACTGCCCAATTACCAGTGTTTCGCGGCGACCGTTGATACGGTAGTCATAGCGAAACGAGACCGTACCTGACGTAAGCACAGCTACATACAGCCCGTCACGATCGGAGACCTTGTACAGTTTGTCCTGCGGCTTGAGGTTTTTTAATTTTGTATCGGTAAGCAC